GCGGTGAAATCGTCACTTCGTTTGAAGAAAACAATGTGATGATGCCTCTGCACCGCGTTCGCACCATTTCCAGCGGTAAGTCGGCCCAGTTCCCGGTCACGGGCGTTGCTGGTGCTGGTTACCACACCCCGGGTGAGAGCCTGCTCTCGACTCCCTCGGCTACGGCTACGGTGGCTGGTACTGGTGGTACGCTTGTTGGTCCCACTACGACCGCTACTTCCAAGTACCTCAACAAGTTCAAGCACAACGAAAAGGTTGTCTTCATTGATGATGTGCTGGTTTCGTCGGTGTTCGTTGCTGACATCGATGAAATGAAGAACCACTACGATGTCCGTTCGGTGTATTCGACGGAAATCGGTCGTGCGCTTGCGTATGCGGCTGACCGGGCCCTGCTCCGCACGGCTATTCTTGGTGCGCGCTCGCTCCGAGATCGTTTTGACGATACTAGTGCGGTTTCGCCGTACAGGGGTACTGCTATTGGTACTGGTACGGATGGGGCTGACCTCATTACTTCGCTTTTCATCGCTGCTCAAACCATGGATGAAAAGAATGTTCCGTCGAATGATCGCTACTGCATCCTGCCTCCGCTGATGTACTACCGTATTGTTAACGGGACTAGCGATGCCATCAACCGCGATTATGGTAACGATGGGAACGGCAGTATTGCTAGTGGTATGATCATGTCGGTTGCTGGTATCCGCATTCTGAAGAGTAACCACCTTCCGACTGCTAATGAAACGGGCGCAAACATCGACCCGCTGTTTGGTAGTTCTGCTATTAAGAATGATCCGGGCGGTTCCGTTGGCACGGGCTACTCGGGTGCAGACTTTAGCGGCACCCGGGGCCTTGTCTTCCAGCGTGAAGGCCTTGCTACGGTGAAGTTGATGGACCTGAGCGTCGAAAGCGAGTATGTCATGGAGCGCATGGGCACCCTGATGCTTGCTAAGTACGCGATGGGCCACTCGGTTCTCCGTAATGAATGCTGCGTCGAACTGACGAGTGAGGCCCTTCCTGCGGGGGCTTGATTAGTTTGTGAGTTGAAAGGGGGGATGGTTCCCTTAGTTGGGTTCCATCCCCTCTTTTGTTTGAGGAACAAATATGCCACTTACCAAGACTACTAGGCTGCAAGCCATCAACACCATGTTGAGTGTCATCGGAGAAACTCCGGTTTCTTCTACGACGGCTCCTCGGGCTGATGCTCAAATCGCCAACAACATCCTTGACGAAGTCACTCGGGAAGTTCTGTCTTACGGGTGGCACTTCAATACTGAACGGGATGTCGAATGGACTCCTGAAACCAGTACTGGTTACATCTATGTCGCTGACTCCATTACGCGGGTTGATATGGATGCGGCCAACACCGAATACGATGTGACTGTGCGGTATAACACCACGGTCAACGCTAATCTCCTGTACAACCTCAAGGACAACACCTATGTCTTTGGGGCATCCGTCAAGGTCATGTATGTGATCCTGATTGACTTTGATCAACTGCCAGAAGAAGCCCGTCGGTATATCTTCATTCGGGCTGCTAGAATCTTTCAGGACCGTGTCGTAGGTTCAGAGAAGATCCACGGATTCACCCAGATGGACGAAGTCCAAGCCCTTGCTAAGTTGCAGGAGTTTGAGTCAGACACGGGTGACTACAGCATCTTCCAGTCTTACGATGTGGCTCGTACCTTCATTCGTCGCGGTTCTTACTGGGTTAACTGATGCCTCTGATTAACACTTCTATCCCGAACTTCATTGGTGGTGTGAGCCAACAGCCTGCGGCTATCCGCAAGAACAACGAAGCGGAAGAGGTTGTTAATGCCATCCCCTCGCCTGTGGAGGGCCTGATTAAGCGTCCCCCGGCTGAATATGTATCTCAGTTGTATCGAGGCATTCCGGGCACTAGCCCAACCAATAATCAAGCCACAAAGTTTTGGTTTGACGATCCGACCAACTCCCTGTTCTTCCATCTGATTGAGCGTGACGAGCAGGAAAAGTATCTACTGTATATCGATAAGAATGGCCGTTACGGTATTCACGATCTGATCAACAATACTCCAAAGAGTCTATTTACTAGTGCCGGAAGTTTGTTTGGTGGCGTTGATTCTCCCGCCCAACGATCAGCGGTCACAATTGGCGATGTCACCTTCGTGGCCAACGCTAAGACCCAACCCCTGTACACCAACGACACCGTCGCGCAAAACCCTAGCGTCTATGATCAGAACGCTTTGGTTTGGATTAAGCAGGCTAACTATGGGCGAGAGCATAGCATCACCCTAACTAGCAGCGATAACCGGGTGTATACCTATAAGCACAATACGCGATCTGTTGCGGTTGTGGTTGATGGAACAGGTAGCGGAACTACCGCTGGAGCGGTTCTTGGTCCTGTACAACTCACTTATGCGAACAAAGGTGTGAAGGCTGATGTATATCCTCAAGCCTATATCACTTATGCCGGATCCAACAACAGAGTAAGCGATGTGCGCTTGGTTACCGACTTTGTAGGTCTTGAGCAGCCTTTGTCCGTTCAGGGTCCCGGGGATACTGGAACGGATACCGGTGTGCTACTTAATATCCCCACAGGCAACGGCGTTAGTGGCGCACAGGTTCGTATCAAAGCCGATAGTAGTGGCGAGATCGGTACTAACCATGTTGCTGAGGGTTTAGCGAATGGTCGTAGTTCTGGTTACATCGGGCCTAGGGATGGTCTCGATGGCAACTTTACCGACCCGGCAAGTGGTGCCGCTACTGCTCCCTATGAGACAAACCGCTTCAATAACACCCGTGTTCGTGATGGTGTTATCTGGATCAAAGCCCGAACCTCTTCTCCACTAGACTTTGATATCGCTGTTGGGGATGACTTTGCAGGGGACGGTCTTGTGATTATCCGGGATACGGTAGAACGCTTTGAGGATCTCCCCCCAACGGCACCCCACGGTTACATGGTCAAGGTGGCTGGTGTTCCCGAATCATCCTATGATGATTACTGGGTCAAGTTTGAAGCAGAAGACGGGGACTTCTCACGGGGAATTTGGGTGGAAACCGTGGCTCCGGGACTCAAGTACAAACTAAGTGCAACCACCATGCCTATTCTGGTCATCAGGACGGATACTGGTGGTTTTGTTGTTAAAACTGCTGATGGGACCGCTGCTACTGGAGTTCCAAACGCTACCAGTTATTTGTGGTCAGATCGCTTGGTTGGGGATGAGGACACCAATCCAACCCCTTCTTTTGTGGGCAGCACCTATTACTCGACAGGGCCAAAGATTAATGGCCTTGTGTACTTTCAAGGTCGCCTAGGGGCTATTTCTGGGGAGAACATTATCTTCTCAGAAACGGGTCAGTTCTTTAATTTCTTCAGGACTACTGTCCTAGATCTTCTGGATACCGACTCAATCGATATTGCCTCGTCCTCGTCCAAGTCTGGTGTCATCCATTCAGCCATCCCATTCAATCGGGATCTGATCCTGTGGACTCCCACTAACCAGTCTGTGCTGCGTACTGGAGAAACCTTTACGCCCAAGAGCGTATCCATTACGCCCGCCGCGGACTACGAAAACCAGTCGAACCTATGCCGTCCAGTTCCATCGGCTAACTCAATCTTCTTTACCTACAACAACGGTGGGTATGTGGGTATGCGCGAACTGGTACCTCAGCCTGCGCTTGATGGGTCATATCTCGCCAACGACCTGACTACCAATGTCTCCCGGTACATCACAGGCTCGCCGGGATCCTTGGCGGCTTCAACGCACGACAACATCGTTGCCGTGATTGCCAACCGCAAGTTGTACATTTATCGATACCTTGCGATCAACAATGAACGAGCGCAGTCAGCGTGGGTTGAGTGCGACTTCTCTGACTCATCCAAGATCTTTGTAGATCAAGATGCCCATGGATCGGCTTCTGCTGAACCTATTTGGGTAGGGTTTGTTGAGTCGGATATGTATGTGGCTCTGTCGGTGCGTCGTAAGACAGGGCTGATTCCTCCTCTGGCTAACTCTTTCATCCCAGTCCTAGTCAAGGTCCGCATGGGTTCTGGCCTTAACGACAGCCCCATCAATGACTGGATGACGCACTTGGACTTCCGTACCAGACTGACTGGCGGGACCTATGTGGGTGGTGGAACGAACCAAACAACCTTCACTCTCCCGTATCCAATGGATTACGCTGCTGGGATCAGCAAGGTTGCGAACGACGAAGGAAACTCTATTCCTATTGTCTCAGGCACTCCCGCTGTTCTTGTTGAGGGAGCAAATACTGGTGGTGGCAATACGGTAGGTACCGTTGTCTTGTCTGGCAATTATTCAGATGAAGATTTGTGGTTTGGGGCCCCCTACGAAATGAAGTACACCTTCTCGACCCAGTATCTCAAGCGTGGGCAGAATATGCCTGCACTACTGGGTGGACGCTACCAACTGCATAACATGATTCTTCAGTTTGCCGAAACTGGCTACTTCAAGGTCACCACACAAACCCCAGATGGAACCCCCTACGAATATGAGTTTGCAGGGGACATTCTGGGATCTAGTCTTGTCGGTGAGGCGTTCTTGAAGACTGGGCAGTTCCGTGTACCCATCTTCAGCAAGAACGACAACATCACCATTTCGATCATTAGCAGTTCATTCTTGCCCTGCAAGATTCTGTCTGGAGAAGTTGAAGCAGAATTTACCAGTAGGTCCAACAGCGTCTGATATGCTGTCGGATATGCTGGTAGATGTCAGGTGGTCAAGGGATTTTGACGCTACTGTAGTGGCTCAGGATATGCGTCAGGCTGACATCGATGAGGTGTTCGCCTGTAGCGGCCAAGGCCCCCAAGAGGCTCTGAGGACGGCTCTAAGCCACTCTACGGAGTGCTTTACCGTAGTAGCCCAAAGCACCGATCTACCCTTGGCTATGTTCGGCTACTACCGAAGTGACGATATCAAGTCGGTTGTTTGGATGCTGGGGACCAATCAACTGTACAAGTATCGTATGGATTTTCTCCGAAAGTCCCGCAAGTGGTGTGACTACCTACAAGGTACGAATCCGCTTCTGTACAACCTAATTGACCAACGCAACACCGCCCACATCAGGTGGCTGGAGTGGCTTGGGTTCAAGTTTGTAAGAATTATTCCCCAATACGGGCATTTAAACCTACCATTTATAGAATTTGTGAGGGTGCGTCATGTGTGATCCAACTGGCGGTATCATTGCTTCAGTAGCAATTGGTGCTGCATCGGCGGCTGCTCAGGCAGATGCCCAGAACAAGGCGGCTAAGGAGCAGAATTCCTATAGGTCCCGTCTTGGCGTTGCAGGCAATAAGCAGTATGTCCAGAACGCTGAGGCTGTGATTCAGGATGTCGGCTCTCAGGTCGATCAGATTGTTCGTCAGAACGCCGAGCGTCAACTGGCGGTTCGTCAGGAACTGGAGGGGATCTCTAGGAACGCCCGAGAGGCCAAGGCTACCTACAGCACAGTCGCAGCCTCAGCAGGCGTAGAGGGCCGTAGCGTCGATTTGCTCCATGCCCAGTTTGACCGTGATGTCATGGAGTTTGAATCCGCTGCTGCCCGAAACATCAACAATATGCGGACCCAGATGGGCGTGGAGATCGAGGCCATCTATGCCCGTGGGCAGAGCGCGATCAATGGTGGCTACCCGGCCCCGCTGCCGCCTGCTGCTAACCCGAGCCCGTGGCTCCCGCTGATTAATGGCATTACCACGGGTATTAGCACCTACGGAGCCCTCAGTTCGTTCCAGACCCCGTCTGGAGTTGGTTCTCAGGCTAACATGAACACGACACCTCCCCCTCCCCCGGGCGTTCCTATTCCCGGCCTTCGGAGTAATTTCTAATGGCTAAAGCACGACCATCACTTGATATTACGGCGCGACCCGTCAGCACCTTTGTCGCGCCTAACCAGAACGCTGTTGCGGCTGAACTGTACGATCAACAGACTGTACAGAACGCCCTTCAGTTTGCCGATGCCTTCAGCAATCTGTCAGTCAGCGCAGCACGACTTGCGGGAGCCCTGAAGCAGCAGTCTAACGAAGAAGAGATTCTGAAGGGTCAGGATCTGGTCAACCAGAGCCGACGCTCTTATCAGCAACTGGTTTCAGAAGGTCAGATCAAGCCCACGGAGAACCCGTGGTTTGCTATTGGTGCCCAGAAGGCTAGTGGAACCATGGAGGCTGCTAAGGCCCGGGCTAACTTTGAAACTCTGCTGGAAAAGAAGATCCAAGAGGATCCCAACTTCCTTGATGATCCCCGGGGCTTTGATGCCTTTGCCTACCAGTACACGCAGAATGTCAATCAGTTTATTGGCGATGCGTCGTACATGAGCCGCTCGTTCTACGAGTCGTTCAACCCCTTTGTTGGATCTATGCAGGCCAAGCATGAGCAGCGGGTTGTTGAGCATAACCAGAATAAGATTCTTAGCGGTGCGGGGGCTCTGGTAGATCAGGTTGTCTACGATTTTGGAAACACCGATCCGGCTTTTCATAAAGGTTTGCTGGCTTATTTCCAGACTCAGTTTGATAACTACGCCCTAAGTGGTGTTCCCAGCCATCAAGTTAATGTGGCTGTGGCGGCACACCTGATTGACGCTGCGTCTACCGGAGATAACCCCCAGCAGGCTTTGGATCTGTTGAATGGAGTCAAGGCGGGTACTGGTCGTTTGGCCGATGTTCGTGAGGTCAAGGATCTTCTGCGTCGGGCTAATCCTAAGATTCAAGAAAACATCTCCCGCTTGACCGATGCTGAGTTTGCCCGTGTTACTCAAATCATGGAAGAGAACACAATTCCCCGAGTTCTTGACGGATATCTGACTTACGAGCAGGGAGCAGATATTGTCCGCAAGGAAGCCTCAAAGTACACCGGGGCTAGGGGAGTAGATAGCCTACTTTCTCGCTACGAGTCAGACTACAATCGCGCCAAGGCTCAACAGGAAAAGGCGTTTCAGCAGTCCCAGTCAGACGCTATTTACTCTGTCCTAACTGAAACGCAAACCAACCCCGACCGTAATGCTCTGATGCAGAAGATCAAGGATCTTAATCTGCCACCCGAGCAGTTCTTCAGAGCAACGGAACTTTTCAATCGTGAGTTTGATGCTGCGGCAGAAACCCGTCAACTTAATGCCACAATTCAGGCTACCAACACTCTTTGGGTCGGTACGGGTCAAGGGGATGGCCTGTTCCCGAACATCGACCGTGAACTGGATGAAGCGGCCAAGCCGGGATCTACCAGTATCCCTTCTTGGGGTGACTATGACCGGGCCGTCAAGGACTTTACCACGGATACCCTAGGTCTTCAGCCTAGTCAGGATCAGTTTAAGCGGGTCCGCGAAGATGCCTTTGTGAAGATCAGCCGTAAGGTTGACGAATGGGAAGCCAAGTATCGTCCTGCTCCCGGAGATAACCAAGAAATTCTTCAGTTCAAACAGCAGATGGGCTACAAGGCTACGGCAATGCGTATGACCTTGGCTGCTCAATTTGATGATCCACGGTATCTTTCCGATACTTACAAGAGTTTCTATGAGGAATTGAACCCACAGGCTGTTGAAACTGATCGTCCTCTTCCGGCAACTGAACTGATGATTAATGCGTTCATGTTCGCTAGGGATAACAACCAGAACATCGATGCTATTCTTCCTACTGGGGAAAACGGTAAGGAAGTTGTCAAGATGCTGGAGTATGCCGCTGGCCGTGTACGCAGGGGCGAAGATCTACGGGCTGTGGCTCAGGATGTTTCATCCATGCGTCTGTTTGGCCGCGAAACTGGCAAGGACCCCTTTGATGTCAAGAACCCTTTGAAGTGGGTTGATCAGTTTGGCGGCGATCAGGACACAACTAAAAACATTGTTGGGGCTCTTGAAGAAATCCGTAGTGCTGCCTTAGCGTCTTCTCCTACTGGACAACTTGAGACAGACGCTGTTCCTTATATGGACTATGCGTTCCGCACCGCTTGGGCCAACGCTATTCAAGACAACGGTATGGCTAGCCAATATGCCTATCGTGCTGCAAAGGAACAGTTGTTGAAAGACCATGTCTTTGTGCGCGGCAGCATGATTCCTCGTACCGCCCTAGGAGATAAGAACGAAGCCTTCCTTGAAGCGTTCTTGGATGTCAACTTTCCAAACAACCCCAATGCTACCTTTGTGGTTGTCAGCCTTCCGGGAGCAAGGGAAACTTTGTTCGGAGTCCGTGAAAACGGTCAGCCGCTAGTCAATAAGTTTTATAGGGCTTCAGAACTTACTGTGCCGACTATGCCAGAAACGCGCAAGGTCTTTGATAAGGCTTTGGATAAGGCGGTTCTTGGTCGAATTACACCTAACCAAGTCAGGGGCCAAACTGCTCAAGCCCTGAGCAATTGGCTTAAGAATTGGCTTTGGAATAACTGATAACATGGCAGACTTTTATTTCTCTAGTCCTATCTTTGCCAAGACTCCTGCGGAACTTGCGGCAGAACGCAAGGCCCTTAGCGAGGCTCCGTTCCATGATCCCGATATGGGATTGCTTACCTCGTCGTGGGCCGAGCGGTTCTTGTCGGGAGCGACCCAGTCTCTCCTTGGGTCCGCAACCTTTCAAGCAGTAGAGGGCGGCTACGATCTGCTTAGTGGCGAATCGGATGACCCACTCAATCTAGAAACGGATGTCGATCAGATTGACGCTAATTCTCCCACATCGTTCAGCATGGGGAACAACCGCACAGGCATTATTGAAAAACTGAATACCATTCCGCAGGATGAGTGGCAGTATGCTCTTGCAGCCCGTACCTATAACGAGTTTCTTGATCGTGTAGAGTTCATCAAGCGGGGCACCCCTGAAGCACAGCCTTCTGCTTTGGGCCTTGCTACGGGCATGGTGGCTGATGCTGGGGCCATGATGGTTGGTGGGATGCTGGCAGAGCCTATTGCTTTGGCTGGCCTTGGGACGCGCACTACGCTGGCTGGACGGGCCGCTGCCGCTACCTACGGTCGATACGGTGTGCAGGCTGCGGGAACGGCTAGCAGGACCGCTGAGGCTGCGGCAGAGGCTGCTGCTACCCTGTCCCGGACTGGCCTTGCGGCCCGTTGGGCGGCTCTGGGGGCTGGGGAAGAAGTGGTTTACGCCATGGCTAGGGAGGGTATTGACCCGAACTATGACCCCACCTTTGGTGAACTGGCCTTCAGTATGACCCTGTCAGCGGGTATTGCCGGGGGTCTGGGTGGTGCCGCCTTTGGTCGTACCTTTGCTTCCGACCAGATTCAAGACGCTGCTGAGTCAATGTACCGGGCTCGACAGGTTGATCTTCCGGGTGGGTACACGATCAACTATACCCCATTCCCTTTCCAGTCTGCGGCCTATGTTGACGAGACTGTGCTGCGTGGGACAGCCGCTCAAGCCACAAGCGGGATGATTGACACGGCTGCTGTTGCGGCCAAGGCAGAATGGGATGCGCTTCCTCAAGCCCTAGATCCCAGTCAAATTGGTGGTCGTAATCCCATGATGGCCGCTGCATTTGAAGTTTCATTGGCTACTGGAACTCAGCCCACGGTTCAAACTTTTTCTGCAATTACCCGGGCCATGGCTGCTGCTCAACGCGCTGGCGGATACGGGTTTGGTTTTAACTCAGTTTTCTGGAAGGAACTGAGCAAGGAACTTGGGCCAGAGATTACAGAAAAGTTACGCCCACAGGGTACCCGTGCAGTACTTAGTTCAGCCGATTCAAGGGCTGTGGCTGTTGCTGAACGGGGTGAACTGGTCGATCAGGTCTGGCAGTACTTCAATACTGGTCGATATGGTGCAGACCCGGCGGCACCTCAGTCTCTGATCTTTGTGGTTCTTGAAGAGATCCGTACCCGTGGTGGTACTGTCAATCGTCAGGTTGTTTCTGAAGTGATTGACGAGTTGCAGGCTATTGCAAAAAACCCGCCTACCCGGGTGAATACCAAGGGCCGTACTGTTCTTGACCCCGCTGGCCGTCGTGCTGCGGTGATCGGAATCATCAATAACCGCGTTGGAGATTTGGCCGCAGGCAGCGCACGAACTCAAGGTAGGGCTGCGGGGCGAACCCGAAAGCCTGTGTCGATTCCTGAAAGCGTCCTTGCCAAGTTGGGATCCCGGACCACGCCTAGGGCTGCTCAGGCGGCTACTGGAGAGGCGGTGATGGCTGGAGGTCCTGATGGGGCTCCCGCTACCCCCACGGCTGGTAATGGGACTTGGGACAATGCGGCTCCTAAGCAGTTGACTGCGTTCCTGACCGAGCGTATTCCGCTACTGTCGCCCCTGCTGAATCAGGCTGCACGGGCTATGGAGTCAGATAACCCGGCCATCCGTCACATTGCGAGCCTTGCATTCAACGCCCGTCGCTCAGTCGGTAAGGCAATCAAGTACACCATCTTTGAAGAAGGCACTCAACTGCTTCACGCCAGTATGTTTTCCTTCCTGCGTGGGTACCGAAATACTTACCTACGGTTCGCCTCTGGCGGTGGGGTGAACAATGTCGCGGCTGACTCTGTATCGCTTGTGGACAACCTACGGTTTGCCTTTGGCAACAAAGCCGTTCGTCAGGACTTCAATAAGCGGGTCGCCAAGCAACTCCGTACTGGGGCCTTTGACGATTCGGTTGATGCCGTTAACGATGCAGCCCGGGGCTTCCAAGAGATCTTCCAGAAGGTCCATGGGCTTGCGTTTGAGTCGGGTCTTGCGGGATTCACCAAGTCAGCGGTGCGTAACTATATGCCCCGTATGTGGCGATTTGACCTGATCCGGGACATTGCTAACACGGCTGAGGGTACCCAAGTTCTTGAGCGTCTGATCAAGCAGGCGATTGACAAGAATGGTCGTAAGGTTGTGATTGATGGAGTCGAAGAAGTCTTTGAGGGTGATTCTGCGGCAGCAGCCAAGGCATTCACCGACCGTCTTATTTCGATTGCCAAGAACACCGAGAATCGTCCGATGTCCTCGCAGGATCAGGAACTGGTTGAGGCTTTGGGTGACTTGCTTGGGCCTCTCAAGACTAAGGTGGGCAGCAAGACTCCCTTTGGCCGCTCCCGTATTCTGCTGGACGAAAGCACCGAGATTGTTGTCGGCAAGGACCTGTTGGGCAACGGTAAGGCCACGCTGGCTCTTGATGACCTCTTTGATGACGATCTTCCCAAGGTCTTCCGGAAGTACATCACCTCTGTTATGGGGGCAGTCAATGAGCGTAAGTTGATCAATGCCTATAACGATGCTCTTGCAGCCAATGGCTTCAAGGGTCCCAAGCAGATTCTGGAAGATGGTACTGAAATTCAGGAGGCCCTGAAGGTCAACACCATTGACGAGATGCTGGCTAATGCCCGGGCTACCGGAGGCGACATCAGCGAACAGACCGAAAGCGCACTCAAGGAAGTTATTGCAGCCCTGCGTTACGAGCCTATTTACTCTGGTGCGCCTAAGTTTGGCGACAAGGCCATGTCTCTGTTCATGCAGTATGGGTACCTGACTACTGGTGGTCAGTTCGGCCTTGCTGCCGTTAGCGAAATTGCCCGTATTGTTGGGACTGTTGGCCTGCGAAACACGATTCGTCAGATGCCCATCATTATGGAGATGCTGAAAAATTACAAGAACCTTGACCGAGAGACTTCAAACTTTGCATCGTTCTTGGATCAATGGTTCCACCCGTCTACGGACCGTATGCGGCGTGTTTTCATGGATCCCCTTGGGGACGCTAGTTACTCTGGTCCCTTTGCTGGGGCTGTCCGTGGGGCCACAAATGCCATGTCGGACATCTCTGGTCTGGCCCCCATCAACAGCATGACCCAACAGTTGACGGCGGCTACGACCATTCAGCACCTGTTTGAGGTGGGCCGTAAGATGGGCACCAAGGGGCTGGATGACGCTACGGTGCGTACTCTGGGCCTTGAGCCGGATCAGTACCGGGCTCTTGCTAAGTGGGTGGCAGAAAATGCCGAAACCCGGGCTGGACTGTTGGGCGACCGCGTGGTCAACCTGAAGAACATGGACGGCCCTCAGATGCGGGAACTTAAGCAGTTCGTTGACCGCATGGTGCGTACCCGTATTCAGGATGTTCCTACCCGCGGTGACTTTGCTAAGTTTGCCTTTACTTGGTGGGGCCGTCTGTTTACTCAGTTCAGTACCTTCAATTTGAAGGGTATCGACAACTTCCTGATCCAGAATGCTGGCCGTGTCAAGGGTGGCGGTGGTCTTCAGGTTGCCAAGGAAATGACTGCAACCATGGTCCTTGCTGGCCTGATTGGCTGGGGCCGCAACAAGGCTGACTACGAGTCGTACAAGAAGGCTGGTAACTACAAGAAGGCCGAGCAGATGGAAGAACTCCTTAGTGCCGAGGGCTTCATCCGTGGTGCCTTCTCTGGACCCGCTGAGATGTACCTGTTGACCAAGGCTGGAGATGCTATGTGGTCGCTTGGGAGCAAGGATCCCCTGTTTGCCCCGTATCGATACTCAGGTCTGGATTGGTATGGTTTCCCGGGGCAGTCTATTTTCCGTAACCTTGGGACGGTTGTAAGCGATGCCCGTGGTGCCCTTATTGGCAAGCCGTTTGGGTTGGACATTGAGCGTGAGATCACGACCAAGACCATCCATGCAGGCCGTGGACTTATGCCCGGTCAGAACCTCCCATTCCTCAAGCAGTACCTGAACATTCTTGAAGAAGATGTCGCCTACGAGTACAACCTCCGGCGATCTCAACCCCGCTCATCGAACTGAATCTAAGGACTTAAAAAATGCCCAATAGTTATGTTGAGTATGTGTCTCCCGGGCCGAATAACAACCACACCTATACGGTGTATAATGCTTCTGGGGGCATTGACGGCTACATTGACAGGGACTTCCTTGAGGTGTATGTCAACAACACCAAGATTCCATATGGATCCCCGAGTAAAATTGGCGATCCTTATTGGATTTTGAGTGAACTTCCTGAGTACTCTTCGGCTATTGTCAGCGTTTTAGGCAATTCAGGAATTACCGCTGGATCGGCCATTCGTGTTCAGCGAGTCACTCCAAATAAGTTGGCAACTTTTAAGGACAATGTTCTTGAGTTTTTCAATACAGAAGTCTTGAATGCGGAGCAATTGAATCTGGCTATTAAGGCCATGATTCATTTGACGCAAGAAGCCAAAGAACAAGGTAGCCTGTCTTCTAGTGGAGGGCAGTATCTACCCAAAGACACCTCAAACCCTACTGCCCAGTTCTGGACGGCTCAGGGTTTGGATATTCGTAATCTTCCCACAACCCCTCCTACAGCCACTTCGGCGGCTTCAAAAGGCTGGGTAGAGTCGGCTATTGCAGCATCGGGTGGAGGAGGCGGAGGCGGTGGTGGCGGAGGTCCTTGGGGTACAAACGACATTATCGACAACGCAATTACTACGGCTAAGATTGCAGCCGAAGCCGTCGATGTTAGCCGTTTGGCCGATGCTGCTGTAACCACTCAAAAGATTTTGGATGATGCCGTTACTACAGCCAAAGTGGAAGATGGTGCAATTACCGATGCAAAGATTGCTCCGGCAACAAGTGGTGGGGCTGTAGGTATTGATGGAAGCAAGATTCAACTCTTGAGTCTGCCCACAGATCGACTTATTGGCACAATTCCTATTGCTGGTATTGTGGCACCCGCTGGTGAGACAGTTCTTGGAACCGTTAATGGAATACGCTTTAATATCCCTTGTACAGCAACCGCTAGAACGCTGTTAGATGATGGTTCTATTAGCGCGATGCGAACCACTTTGGGTCTTGGGGCTTTGGCTACGGTTACTACAGTAACGAACGCAGAAATTTCACCTAGTGCCGGTATTGCTTATTCTAAACTGGCAACTATTTCACCATTTAATGTAGTCGCAAACAATAGTTCATCTACTGTTGCGCCGTCAGCCACAGCCATGAGTTCAATCCCATTGAATTCGTGGGGAACAGCCACGGGAAATGTGGCTATTAATGCTGGTGGTGGAAGTAATCGGATTGTCTCCTGCGCTAACCCAACTGATCCACAGGATGTTGCTACAAAGTCTTATGTAGATAGCGCGGCCTCGGGCGCACAAGTTAATACAGCAACAGGTGATGCCGCCGGAGATCTTGTTTACCCAATTGGCAGCACTCTTGCAATCGCTATTGACGCAGGGGGAACTGTAACCATACCCCTAAATCAAGCAGTAACCGTGTATTATAATATTACAACCAATGTTCTAAGAACTACTACGGCTTCTGGATTTACTCTACTTAGTGGAACTTGGCGATGCCGGGGATCAAATGTTATCCAAGCGGCCTTACCAACTGGTGGTATAGGTACTGTCTACATCCAAACCATCTTGGTCCAGAGGGTAGCCTAATGCACTCCCATGACACTCCGGAAATTATGTTGGCGATTGGCCGTCTTGAGGGCAAAGTGGATGCGCTACTACAGATGCAGCGTCTTCAAGAAGATCAACTCAAGAATCACGAAGGCCGTCTTCGGGAACTAGAACACTCAAAGTCGTTTACAATGGGCATTGCAGCCCTTATCGGGGGCGCGGTTGCCCTATTGACTCAATTCTTTTCTATTTGGAGAAACTAAATGCGCTTTAAAAACCTCATTAGTTCTGATTCTAATAATGCTACCGGTGCTGTTTATAAGCCCCAAAATAACCCAGACCAATTTGGACTTCTAAGTGTTCAACACAATGGAGACAAGTATTTGTCTACTTCCACTTTTAAGTTGTTTTATCAAGGGTCGTGGGATAATATCACTTGGTTTGATATCGCAATTTTTAAAACTAATGACGCTGATTACCAAGACTCGGTGAACAATTCTTGGGTGCGTGTTGTGCCCTTGGTTAGTTATGTTCGTGTGCAGTTTGTAAATAATGAAGGCGAAACAATTAACGCTACTTTGGGGGAATAATGAAGTTTAATTACATTATTCCAACAACAGAAGACGGAAAATCAAGAGGTATTGCTACCCTCGGCGGCACCGAAACCGCAAGTACTGTTGGGGGCGATGGGCGTACCCTTGATCTACGCTTTCAAAAAACCCTACTCAATAACGGGGTCATTGCTACAACGCAGTTTTCTCACTCCGTTACTGGGAAAACACAAAACGAAAACCTCTTACGCTTTTCAGAAAATTTTAACGAGTTTGCTGTACGGAACCCCGAATACCTAATTTTGGGTGGCGGAGAAGACCTAGTTCCCACGGATTGGTCTTGGGTTAATGTAACGGCTCTGACTTCATCCCTCAGCAATCCGTTAAACACACAAGGAAACGCTACTTATTTGGTTCTTGGTAATACGGGACCCGCATTTCCCAATGAACTGAGAATCAACACCTTTGAAGTTCCTGTAAACATCGCCTCGCCCAATCAATACACCTTTTCTATCTATGTAAAGATGGGAAATCCACCTACGGGGGGTGGGGACTTTATTACAACGCAGCCTTATAGGGTTCGTTTGTATATGTTTGCGTTTTCAGAAACTGGCCCAGATCCCGAAATTACGCTTGCTGATTCTACATTTGATATAGACCAAGGCATTATTGAAGCCTTTGTGTATGCCAATACCTCATCTATTCAGAATGTTGGAAATGGCTGGTATCGGGTATCGATTACTGTTTCAAATGAAACCAAGCGCGCTCATGCTTTTTTGGATGGCGCAAAGGTTTCTTGCCGTATTCGGGTTCTGCCTACCACCAGCCCTAATGTACAAGGAATTTACATCTTTGGGGCCCAACTTTCTGGGACTACGGCACCAATTCCTTATGTAAAATCGGAACATAAGGTTAATGTGGCTCCTTTTAATGGATACACAGTAAACCGAGAAAGAGCCCGAACCCCTCTTACACAATGTAGACCGATCAATGCGCTTTACTATAGTGAAAACTTAAGTATTTCACCATGGATTGCTCATAACTACGGCCCAACAAATACCGTACTGCGGACAGCAAATTTTGCACAGAGTCCAGAAGGAACGATTACAGCCACAAGAATTAGATTGTCTTTGGGATCTACCGAAACATTTTATGATCCGGATGCGCTATCCTTTGCCAACTCTAGGTGTGGGGTATACCAAAGGCCGGGAGGCGGGTTTGCTGTATTTGAAACTTCAAATATCAGCACCAACCTAAAAACTTTTTCTATCTGGCTTAAGTCCCAAACAGGAGCAACTTACACCGTTGCTTTGGGAAACCATTTCTTATATAAGATTACTGTGGGTCCTGAGTGGAAAAAGTACAGCATTCAAGCAAACAGCACAAATTTTATTCTTACTGGCTCTCAAGTAGGTTGCGGTATTTTTCTTATTGGTAACAGCGAAACCGATAAAACGGTTGACATTTTGGCATGGGGTGCCCAACTTACGCTGGATTCAAGCAAAGAAAACCCCTATGTAGCGACTACAAACACCTTTACCTACGAAGCCCCTATTGACTACGATCCCCTTTCAGGCGAACTGCGTGGTCTCCGCCTAGAACCAGCGGCTACAAATCTACTTACAGATAGTCTTTGGACTAATCCTTTTATCAATTGGAGTTCGCTGTTTACTTACCAAAGCGGCACATTCCCCCAAAGAACTGCAATTGCGGCTTTGGACGCGCCATATCCAATTTTTAGAAGCACCTCAATGCTCTTGGACAATACTTTGCCTCCTGAATGGCAGGAGCCAAGAGGTCAAGTGCTTCAATGTGCAAACTACTTTATGGAACATGGGGTGAAGCGTTCCGTATCTTTGACTGCGGGAACTAGATATACTTTTTCTATCTATGTATCTCCCCTACTCTATGGAATTGATGCCCTGTCTCCACCTCAATACTTGAATTTTATTATGGGAGCCAAAGAAGACAATTCGCTTCTCCCATCTTCTGCGGTCAATACTGCTGTTCGCGCTAGATTTATTGTAAATCCAAACCCTGATCAAGGGCTTTCATTTGGGGCGTTGGGAACTACAACTGTAATTTCGGGAGCAACAGGAACTACTTCAAGTATTGAGCGGGTTGGTCAAAATGTGTGGCGTTGTTCAGTTAGTTTTGTTGCTGACACAACAGATGTTGAGCAGTTGATTATTGCGGTAGAAAAAGATGGCATTGGTGTAACCTTTCTGCCACAAACATCTGAAGCGGGCATGGCTGTTGCGGCTCCTCAACTAGAAGTTGGACCAAAGGCAACATCTTTTATTGGAACTATTGGGGCACCTAGAACACGGCCAGCAACCGAGTACAAGTTCTTGTCTTCTTCTGGAAACTGGCTAACAAGCAGCAACCCCTCTTCTGCTGTTATTGATTTTAAGTGTGCAACTAATGCACTAAATCCCACCATTTTCAAGATAGGCACAAACGATAACAGCCAGTTTATTGCTTTGAACCAATCAGGCACATCTACCTTGACTCTTACGACCGTAGTGGATGGGCCTAGCGGGGTACAGACTTCTCAGGCTGCGTCGAATCTAGCGTTCAACAACTACCACGGCTTTGGGTATTCGCTTAATGTTGGCGCATATCTTCGCTCATTGAATGGTAGCACCGTAACATCTACGAACCTCAACAAGGCTCAACAAGTCTCAGCCCAGTTTGAAACGCTGAGTATTGGTACTACTACCTTTGACGGTTGGATTCGTAGAATTATTTTCTTCCCTACAAACCTTACCCAACAGCAGTTGAATAGTTTGACTACTGTAACCCAGATAGGTGCTGAATAAAATGAATAAGCAAATCCTTGAGTCCATCCATTCGGCTCTGGCTCAGGAACTGCTACGCAAGATCGAGTCCGGGGATGCGACCCCCGCCGATCTCAGCGTGGCCCGTCAGTTCCTAAAGGATAACAGCATTGACTGTGCCCCTGCGGCCTCAGAACCCATGCTGAATCTCGCTAAGATCATGCCCTTTGATGAAGAAGAAGCCGCTTGAGTGAACTAGAACGCAAACTGAAGGACTTTCGGAACTTCGTCTATCTGGCGTGGGACCACCTTGGACTACCGGAACCAACCCCGGTACAGGTGGATATTGCCCAGTATCTCCAGAAGGGGCCTAGGCGGCGAGTCGTTCAGGCGTTCCGTGGGGTAGGCAAGTCGTGGCTGACTAGTGCCTATGTGGTCTATCGACTGTTAATGGACCCCAAGTTGAATGTGCTGGTGGTGTCTGCATCCAAGCAACGAGCAGATGACTTCAGTACCTTTACCCTTCGATTGATCAATGAGATCCCAATCTGCCAGCATCTGAAGCCCAAGGAGGGACAGCGTAACTCCAAGATTGCCTTCGATGTTGGTCCTGCTCCGGCCTCGCAAGCCCCTAGTGTTGTTTCTAAGGGAATCACCAGTCAGATTACGGGTAGCCGTGCTGACCTGATCATTGCTGACGATGTTGAGTCATTGAATAACTCTGCAACCTTCCTGATGCGGGATAAGTTGCAGGCATCGATTGCTGAGTTTGAAGCGGTCCTCAAACCCGGAGGGGAGGTGATTTATCTGGGTACGCCGCAGACCGAGCAGTCGATCTACCACGGTTTGCACGAAAAGGGCTATGACACCCGTGTCTGGCCTGCCCGGTTCCCTGATGAACGCCTGAAGGTGGCCTTTGGGGAGAAACTGGCTCCCTTCCTGCGGAACGGCATCATTGGTGACCCCACAGACCCTAGGCGTTTTAACACGCTGGATCTGATGGAGCGTGAAGCCTCCTATGGCCGTACCGGGTTTGCCCTCCAGTTCATGCTGGACAGCACCTTGAGCGATGCAGACAGGTACCCGCTGAAACTGAGCGACCTGATTGTGCTGGGTCTGAACCCCGAAAACGCCCCTGAAAAGCCCATCTGGGCCACAAATACGAACAACATCATCAAGGACATCCCCTGTGTTGGGTTCAATGGCGACCGTTACTACGGGCCTATGGACATCCAAGGCAAGTGGATTCCCTATGAGGGTGGGATTATGGCTATCGACCCTAGCGGTCGTGGCGACAATGAAACCGCCTATGCTGTGGTGAAGATGCTGAATGGTTTCCTGTATGTGACCGCTGCTGGTGGTCTACAGGGCGGCTATGACGAGGCCACGATGACCAAGTTGGTCAACATTGCCAAGGCTCAGTCTGTCAACCAGATCATCATCGAATCAAACTTTGGCGACGGTATGTTCTCTGAACTGCTGAAGCCGTACCTGATGAAGATTTATCCGTGTACGGTTGAGGAAGTTCGCCACAACACCCAGAAGGAACGCCGGATTGTGGACACCCTAGAGCCTGTTATGAACCAGCATCGGCTGGTCTTTGACACCGGGGTCATCCGAAACGATTACGAGTCCACCAAAACATATGCCACGGAGAAGGCCCTCCAGTATTCACTTATGTGGCAGATGTCCCGTATTACCCGGGTCCGTAAGGCTCTGGCCTACGATGACCGACTGGATGTCTTGGCTATGGCCGTAGGCTTCTGGGCTGAACGGATGGCTCAGGATGTTAACCGTAAGATGGCTAATCGGAAGGAAGAGGAGTTGGATCGTGAACTTGAACGGTTTATGGAACACGCTGTAGGGCGAAAGCCCAGAGGTGACACATGGATGAGCCTGTGACTGAGTGGTCGCTTAATCTGACCCACAAAGCGTGTATCGCCCTGACCAAGTATGAAGACCATCTCCGTCACGAACGCTCTCTGAGGGCGGCTACGGGGCTGGCAAAGGCCATGCGTGAGTTGCGCGAGGCTCTGCCCAAGGAACTACTGGAGGCTGTCAATGCCAAGTCCGTGCAACGGTAAGAAGATCAACAAGCCCTTCAGGACCCCGGGTGGACCCAAGAAGTCTGCCGTGTGTGTCAAGGATGGAGACAAGACCAAGATCGTCCGGTTCGGTGATCCGAATATGAAGATCAAGAAGCACATTCCGGGTCGCAGGAAGAACTTTAGGGCCCGTCATAACTGCGATAACCCCGGTCCCAAGACGAAGGCCCGATACTGGTCTTGTAAGGCTTGGTAATGGCTAAAGATGAAGATCGGGATGCGCGGTGCATCTGGTCCTAAAGTTTCTCCTGCAAAGAGGTAATCATGTCCCTGTTGAACAAGTTTATTGCTCCTGAACTTAAGATTCAGTCTCAGCGTGCCCGAGGATCAAAGAATAACCTAAAGACTCCTAAGATTATTAAGGCTGAAATTGCCGCAGCAACTTCTAAAGGAGCAATGACTTTGCGTAATGTTAGTTCTATTAAAACCCAAACAACTATTCAGTCTCTTCCTAATACTGGCGGCGGAGGTAAGAAGTAATGCCAAAGAAGGTTGTCAAAGCCCTGATGAAGAAGGGTATGTCCAAGGCCAAGGCATATGCAATTGCCTATGGTCAGGTCAAGAACCGTCTTAAGGTCAACAAGAAGGCCAAGTAATGTCAGACCGTGACTACAAAGAAGAATATCGAGAGTACCACGGTACCTCCAAGTACAAGAAAGACCGAGCCCATAGAAACAAGGTCCGCAGGCAGTTGACCCGTGAAGGCAAGGTCCGAAAGGGTGACGGCAAGGACATTGACCACAAGAACGGTAACCCCCGGGATAACCGTAGGACGAATCTAAGGATCGTCCCTAAGTCGGTCAATAGAGCCAAGCATTAACCCTAGGAGTCTCCCATGGACATCAAGTGGTCGCCCTATGTAGTACCTGTGGATCACATTGAGATGCCCAAGGATGAATTTGGGGAGTTCTTCTTTTATCCTACTCCTAGAGTAACCCTGTCTAAGGATCTTAGGGGTATACCCTATTACTCTTCTCTAGTACATGAACTACTGGAGATGATCAATGCTGCCTATGAACTAGGGTTATCGGAGACTAAGATCAGGATTTTGGAGACTAGCCTGATGCAGTTGATGTGTCAGAACCCAGAGATCTTGACCAGTCTAGGAATGGCTTTACAGGGCCCGGGGACTCAAGACCGACCGAAGGTACCCCCGAGTGTCTCGGAGCCGTCTAATAGCCTCCTAGAGGCTTTAAACGAGTGCTGGAAGACGGCCAAGGTTGGAGATCAGGTGTTGTGGGATCGAAAGTGCTACAGAAGTGAATAAGTGGGGCAGATTTTGGTAGCCTCTAAATTTGGGGAAAAAATCTGAGAGGCTTTAATTGATTTACAGCCAGCCCATGTCCCCCCATAGGGGTCACGCGGTTCGCCCGTGGGCGTTCACTTGCATCAGGCCGCAGGATTTGAATGAGTCAAATCGAGGGGATCCGTTGGAGTGACTCAAGGGAACGGGCGTGGGTTGAATGGGTGGGCCTTGGGCCTCTCTCAGTTTCTCCCTCCCCGTTTCATTGTCCGGTCTAAGGCTTAGACTCCCGAACGCTTCCCGTAGTGGACTTGACATCGCCGACCAGATACCCTAGACTCCGTGCATGGCCTTGGGGAACGCCCGGACTCCCGGACTCCCAAAGCCCGAATCGAATCGAAAGGTAATGCCATGAAGAACGCAACGAAGAACGCTCCCAAGTCTGACGCACTCCGTCCCGAAGTCATCGCTTCAATTGGCACAATTCCGACCTATGTCGCTCCCAAGATTCCGGCCAAGGTCGCGCTCACGGGTCCCGCACTCACGGCTCACTTGGCCTTTCATCGTGCCGCATTCAATGCAGGTGGTGCCATGCGCGCTCTGATCGCTTCCGCTCTTGCGGCCATCGCGGCCAAGGTCCCGCAAGCCTACGGGCAGGAACCCGAGGCCTACGCAGCGCGTACCATGATGGCCGCCGGAATGGCCAAGCCCACGGCCTACGCTAGCGTCGCGGCCATGCGTTGCTATCTGGCCGATGCCGCAACGGCGGCTACCTTGCCTGTAGAAGGTCTCATGCTGATCGGTGCCAAGGCCAAGCGAGAGGCTAATCCGGCCAAGGCGGCCAAGGCCATGATGTCCACGGCTCGGCGGAATGGTGGCGGGACTAAGGCTTGCAAGGACGCGGCCAAGGGCGATCAGGGGACCGGGGCTAAGGCTCCCGACTACTCACTCTCCGTGGAGCGGGAACGCTTGGCCGGAATCGTCGCGGCATCGCTCATGGGTTCCGTCGGTGGCGATCCCGAAGTAGCGAAGGCCATCGCCGCACTCCTGCCCAAGGCCATCGACGGTCTTGCTGAGGCCAAGGCCAAGGCAGACGAAGCGAAGGCCAAGGACGACGGCACCGCGGACCGCATCGCCGAGGCTCGCAAGGCCAAGGCTCAGGGCAAGGCAGTCTAAGCCTTAGACTAGACTCCCAAGCCTCACTCGACCCTCGGTCACCTTCGGGTGGCCGGGGGTTTTTTTATTGCCATCGCGGGGCATTCTCTATCATCAACCCGAGCCCAGTTCATTTCGACATCGACCGATTCCATTTCAAGTCGCTATCATCACAGATGTTTATTATCATCAGGCCCGTCCCCATCCCCGCGAGAGACACGCCGATTCCATTTCAGGTCGAGCCCAGTTCTTACCTTTAGGTAACCTTTGGTTTAGACCCCAGTATCCTTAGATATAGACCTATACAAGATTAAATATAGATCTGTATAAGTATCAACCTAAGTCTAAGACTTAGACAACATAAGGTATTCAACCTGTATCCCTATGGTGAATCCAAGATATTTCACCACTTGACACCAAATGAACAATCTGTTACCATTCTCTCAGTCGATATTGCGTCCACACCGTGTGGCGTAACCGACTGAATCCCGAGTCTAAGACTTAGACTCAGACCCGAAAGGAAAGCACCGTGAAGCACTACCTGTTCGCAAGCCTGACCATCGTGGCCCTGTTCCTCCTGACCGTGTGGGATGCCCCTGCGTGGCTCAACCTTGGGATCGCTGGGTTGCTCCTGACTCCGCTTGTGTTCCATGTTGACGAACTCAAGAGGCAGATCGAAGTCTTGGAGTGGTCCATCGAAGGATCGGATGAACTGGTCTCCGACCTTGAAGCCATGATCGACAGGCGCAATGCCGAGATCAGCGAGTTTCATAAGTCAGGTGTCCGATTCGACGAGTTCCTCAAGGCAGACAATGCGCGACTGTCCAAGCAAAACGCAAGTCTGTCCAAGGAGAACAAGGAACTGTTCCATGAGAACAAGACTTTGCGGGACATCGGGTTCCAGTTTGACGAACGGTTTCTCAAGGATGCGGAGCGTATTCGTCTTCTTACAGCCCAAAAGGAAGACCTACTGGAAGAAGTGGCTTGTATCAAGAAGAACCTGTACTTCCCCAAGATCACTCCCCTGACCACGGACGAGCAGCACTTCCACCTAGTCCGCACAGCGGTCGAGGCTCGGCTGAACTGGATGGAGTCCATCCTCACTACTGAACAGAACCACGCGGTCTAAGACTTAGACCACACACAACGAAAGGAAAGCAACATGAAGCAACTCTACATCATTCGCGGCCTTCCCGGTTCAGGCAAGACTACTCTTGCTCACAAACTGAGTCCCATCGTCTATGAAGCAGACCAGTACTTCGTGCGTTATGGTGTGTACAAGTTTGAGCCCACATTGCTCAAGGAAGCACACGCATGGTGTCAAGCACAGGTCGTGCAGTCGATGCAGAATGAGGCTCCAGTAATAGCGGTTAGCAACACATCCACACAGAAGTGGGAGTATCAACCGTACATCGACTTCGCGCAGCAGTTCGGGTACACGGTCTTCGTGATCGTGTGTCAGAATGACTTCGGCAACATCCATGGAGTGCCGCCCGATGCCATAGAACGGATGCGCTCCCGTTGGGAGGCTTGACACAGGGAATCGTTTCTGTTAGTATTCAGGTGTTGGGAGATGTTCTCTCAACTCAGTTCATCCAGTCTAAGTCTTAGACTTCCATCGAAAGGAAAGTCAAATGAACCTGACCGTCGTTCAACCCATGGCCCCCAAGTGGGCCGAGATTCGTGAAGCCGCCCAAGTTGCCTACCACTACATCGTGGGCGGGGGGTTCAAGCCTGTGTTCCGTGAGTACCCTAGTGGCATCCTGACCGCACCGGGGGCCAACACCAAGTTGTCAAAGTCAGCACCGCTGCCCATCTGGGGGCTGACCTTGGCCCCTGCCGGACAATCCGGCTACCAGTTGTGCCCATGGCGGTCCAAGGAATGCGAGACTGCGTGTTTGGGCCTGACCGCAGGCCGATCCCGGTTCAGTAATGTGCAGCAGGCACGGATCAACAAGACCCGGTATCTCATGGAGAAGCCCCTATCGTTCTGGTGTGAGGTCTTGTGGGATCTGACTGGACGGGCACGGCGTGGTGGGCACTTCGCATTCCGTGGCAATGTCCTGAGTGACATCCCCTACGAGGCTGTGTTCCCCGAGTTGCTCACGCTGCCCAAGGTCTGCTACGATTATACGAAATCGTTCGCCCGGGCCATGGCTAGCCTTGGGTGGGAACACAACTACAGGCTGACCCTGTCCTATTCAGGACACAACGCCATCGAGTGTGCCCAGTTCCTAAATCGGGGCGGCAATGTCGCCATCGTGTTCCCCAAGGGCGATCTGCCCAAGTCATTCAACGGGTACGAGGTCATCGACGGTGATGCCTCAGATGCCCGTTGGGCTGACCCATTCGGTGTTGTCGTTGGTCTTCGGGCCAAGGGCAACATCAAGGACTCCGTGTTCGTTGCACGGGGTGATCGGTTCTCTGTCTAAGTCTTAGACTCCAACACGAAAGGAGCCCAACATGGGCATGGATCAATACCTGTATGCAGCGTCCGACCTCAAGACCGTCCGCCAGTTGTCGTGGGAGGGACCGTGGTGTCATTATCTGCGGAAGAACTACTGGCTCAATGCACAGATCGAATCCCTGCACCCCGAGTCGTTCATCCAAGATCGGTGCCTGTGTTCAACCACAGACATCACGGATGACATCGAAGGCTTGATCGCCACCACCTCCAACGAGTGTTGGGAGCAGTTTCAGGACGGTGGATGCGAGTACGAAATCGTATATGCCATGGCTGCACTCATGTGGGCCAAGGCACAGGTCGCCAACGGTTGGCGCATCTTCTACACCATGGATTGCTGAAAGGAACAACATGACCAACGAGTACAGTTCAGGAACGATTGTGTGGTATCAAGGCCACCCCGGTGTGCGCCTGTGCTTCCCAAACGGCTACGCAATCTCCATCATCTCTGGCCGCAACAAGGCTTTGCTTGAAGTTGTCGTGATGTACGGTGACGAGTTCGCTGACGATTCGGATCCTGAATATTACACCCCCATTGAAATCGGGGACATCATCAACAAGGTGCGGGATCTTCCCGCAAAGGAGAACCAATGACCAACGGTATCAACAACGCAGAAGTCATCGACCTCACCCCCACTTGGGAAACCGCTGTTCGCATCTACATTCAAATCCTGCACCCATCTTGCAAGCCCGAGGTGCTGCAAATGGTCACCGAAGATCTGTTGATGTTGGCCCGGTCGCAAGACAACGCCATCGAAGCAACCAAGAAGAAGATCGCTGAACTCAAAGCCTCTTGACACCGTGATTCGTTTCCTGTAGTATGTGTCTTGGTGGGGAATGTTTCCTCACCACTAGTTCTCAACCCGGTCTAAGACTTAGACCATCGAAAGGATTGTGACATGGACCTGTTCATCACTCTGTCGCCCGAAGCCATCGCCAAGATCAAGTCGCTGACTCCGGCAACTCCCGAGCCGTCCTTGTTCGACAAGTTGTTGGATGCCCCTTCAGCGGAGGATCTGGCCTCCAAGATGGCCGAGCGTGTCTCGTATCGTGCAATCGCGGAACACATTGATGTGTCCACTCTTGCCGAGGAGTTCTCTGCCCGTGACATCGCAGAGAGCATGGACCCCGACTACGAACTGCTTGCGTCATATGTGGACACAGGCGAGATCGCAGCCAACATCGATACGAACGAGTTGGTCGAGCGAATGTTCCGCGACAGCGAGGACGAGATCATCAAGGGCTTGTCGGAGATCCTGCTCAAGCGCATCATCGACTCGCCGCAGTTCCGCAAGGCACTCTGTGACACCTTCCTTGAGCGTCTGACGCTGGCAATGTCTCACTAACTTCGCCTCCACAGGTGGGCCGCGCATACCTACCACGCGGTTTTCTTTGCCTTGACATGGCAGACACGATCTGCTAGTATTCAGAAATGGAAGCAGAACTCCCTACATCCTCAACATTCGTTGTTTCAGATGCCATCTCCATGTCGTACATGGGATGGATGACGGGTGATTATCGCCAGTCGTTTGACTGGGCCGTCGTAGTGTCCGGATTGACGAACAAGTATGCCCTCACAGATGAGGAGCAAGTGTTCATTACCGTTGCCTTGGATCATCCACCAGTCTAAGTCTTAGACTCTATAAACCACTCCCCGAAAGGTTCAAAAATGTCAAAGGTTTTCGCAAACATCACCGACCTGTCCCGCATCCCGATGCCTGCTGCAACCCGCACATGGCAACCCGTCAGCCAAGTGCAGTTGTTCAACACGATGTGCAACGCTGTTCGGGACCGGGGCTTCACGATCACGACCGAGTCGCATCAGATGCACCGCAAGAAGCCTGTGTTCATCTCCAAGGTGGAGATCACGGCTCCTCGCCTTCCCGGTCAGCATGAGATGTCATGGAATATCGCGTGTATGCAATCATGGAACAAGACCATCCCAGTCAAGTTCTTGTTCGGTGGTACGGTCTTCGTCTGCACCAACGGGATGATTGTCGCGGAACACATTCTCTCGACCAAGCACACGACCAATGTGTGGCAGCGTCTTGAGCCCATGATCGACCACACCATCGACCTCTTTGAGACACAGGTCAACAAGACCTACGGCTTCTACGAGGACATGAAGTTCGTCCGCGGCACCCACACGACTCTCTGTGACTTTGCCGTGCGTGTTGCCGCCAAGGACTATCTGCCCAAGACGCAGATCCTTGATCTGGTGCAGGAGGCAGAGAACCCGTCGTTCGACTACGGGACCACGGCTGGCTCTGTGTATAACATCCACGCGGCATTCACGCACCTCCTCAAGAAGGCCAACCCACTTGAGGCTCCTTCACGACTCTTGGGCTTTGAGCGGGAACTCAAGGACCACTACGAGTTGACTACGGTATAATGCCGGGAGGCCCGTTCGCGGGTTCTCCTTTCCTTTCGGCCCCCGGTTCCACCTATGGTGGGATCGGGGGTTTCTTTATGCTTTTATCGCCTTGGATACGAGTCTAAGTCTTAGACTGCCTAGTATGCGCCAAGGCAAACTCGACAAGGAAATGGTGGAACTTGGGAAGCAGCGGTATCAGAATCGCAAGACCAAGGCCACAGAAATTGCAGCAGAAAGCAACACCATCCCCGGGCGGATGATGCTGAACCGGGCCACCACAGAACTGGCAAAGGCCATTGACCTGTGGCTAGCCAAGGCAGCAGCAAGCGCAGGCCGTAGGCACCGATGTCTGCCCTTCTTGAGCCAACTACCCGCAGAAAAGTCAGCCGTAATTGCCGCCAAGGTAGTCATCGATGCCCTGTCGCAGGAGCGTATGCTGACTAGCACCTGTATCGCCGTTGGTCGGGCTATCGAAGACGAGATCCTGCTGAATCAACTGGCCGATCAAGACCCGGCATTCCTCAAGTCGATTCAGAAGAAGACCTTCAAGTCGGTGGGGCAGAAGTTCAAGCGTCGATTTGCCCGTGATGCCGCCAAGGCGGTCAACTTGGTCACCACACGATGGGCCAAGGCCGATGCACTTGCTGTGGGGCTGCTGTTGGTCGAAACCATGCGTGAGCGCACGGGGATCATCGACATCCTGACCAAGTTGAATGCCCGTGGACGCAAGTACTGCATCATTCAGCCGTCCCCGGACATCCGGCGGTGGATCAAGGACTGCCACGAATACCACGAATCGTTGGAGCCCATGTTCCTGCCCATGATTGAGCGTCCTCAGAACTGGAACAACCCGTGGATTGGTGGCTATGCCTCCCTTGAGTGGAAGCCGAGGCCGCTCGTCAAGTCCCGCAGCCGCAGTTACCAAGAATCGCTATCATCGTCGATGTCTTCGGATGTCTACAGCGCGGTCAACACGGTGCAGAATACCGCTTGGACCGTGGATCCGCAGTCGATGGCTCTGGTCAAGGAGTGTTGGGACGAGGGCATCACAGTCGATGGCCTGCCTCCTAGCCGTGATGAAGTGCTGCCTACGCGGCCAGAGGACATTGACACCAACCAAGAAGCCCGTAGGCAATGGCGCAAGGCTGCTGCCAAGATCCACTTCTTGAATGAATCCTACGAGTCCCAGCGTCTACTGACTCTCAAGTCTCTGTTTGTTGCTGACAAGATGTCGCAGCACAAGCGGCTGTACTTCCCACACCAACTGGACTTCCGTGGTCGTGGATACCCGCTGCCTCTATTCCTGCATCCGCAGTCGGTGTCTTACGCCAAGGCAATGCTTCGCTTTGCTGATGGCAAGCCCATGAAGACTGAGTCCAGCCAACGGGCTCTGTATGTCCATACCGCAAACAAGTTTGGACTGGACAAGGAACCAGTTTCAAAGCGGATTGCGTGGATTGAGCAGAACCGGGCCATGATCCGGACCATCGCAGCAGACCCGTGGAGCAACCGCACTTGGCTTGAGGCTGATGAACCGTTCGCCTTTGTGATGGCCTGCCGAGAACTGTGTAGCCTTTGGGATACAGGTTCCTCATTCATCAGCACCCTGCCGATTGGAATGGATGCCACCACGCAGGGACTGCAAATCTACGCTATGCTGCTGCGAGATCCCGTGGCCGCTACGGCTACCAATGTGCTTCCTGCTGATGCTCCTAGTGACCCGTACCAGTTCGTGGCCGACAGCGTCATCCGCAGGCTTCAGGCATCTGGTGGAGAGATGGAGCGCAAGTTGTTGGAGTTCGGAATCAACCGCACCACTACCAAGCGTCAGACCATGACTCTGCCCTATGGCCTGACTCTGCACTCCTGCATCGGGTACACCCGCGAGTGGCTTGAGGAGACTGGGCGCAAGAAGGGAAACCCATTTGAAGGTGATATGTACAAGCCTGTGGCTGTGCTTGGCAAGACGATTTGGGAGTCCATTGACGATGTCGTTGGTTCAGCCAAGCGAGGCATGGACTTTATCCGTGGCTGCATGGCTGCTCTGATTGAACACGATGTCACACCATGGTGGATGACCCCCATCGGATTCCCTGTGCGTATGCGCTACGAGAACTACGACATCATCACGGTGTCTACGCGCATTGGGGCCAAGGCCAAGGTGCTGTCCCTGCGTCAGGAGAATGGCCGTCAATCCAAGCGCAAGGCTTTGAATGGTGGCCCCGCTAACTTGATTCACTCATTCGACGGATTCGGTGGATTGCTTGGTCACACCATCAACCTGTGTTCGTCTAGGGGAGTGACCAGTATCGGTTCTGTCCACGATCAGATCATGTGTCTGGCCGCAGACTATGAAACCACATCCGGGTGTGTCCGCAAGGCTACTGTGGAGTTGTTCAGCAGGGATCTGCTTGACGAGTTCAGGCAGGGGGTCTTGACGCTGCTACCCGGATCTGCTATAGTACCTGAGTTGCCAAAGTACGGTACTTTGGACATCACGAAAGTGCTTGACTCAGAGTACTACTTCAACTGAGTCTAAGTCTTAGACAAGGAGAGTTAGCAATGCAGAAGCGTAAGTTCATCAAGTTCACCTCGCCCACGGGCACCGCTGTTTATCCCCGCTTGAACGCCCCCGACACCAAGTTCGACAAGGACGGCGTGTACAGCGTGGATCTTGAGATGGATCCCAACAGCAAGGACGGCAGCGCATTCATCAGCAGCCTCCGAAAGGCCGCAGACGATGCCTACAAGGCCGAGTGCGAGAAGCGTGGCGGCAAGAAGTTGAAGCGGTCGGAACTGCCCATCAAGGAAACCGACGATGGCAATGTCCGCATCAAGTTCAAGTTGAAGGCCAAGGCAGGCAACGAGGACAAGTCGTGGGCACAGAAGCCGATGCTGTTCGATGCTCAGGGCAATCCTCTCCAGAACCCGCCCAACATCGGCAGCGGCTCCACGATCCGTGTCTCGTTTGAGGTGATCCCGTACTTCACCGCCATGGTGGGTGCCGGAGTCAGCCTGCGGATGAAGGCAGTCCAGATCCTTGATCTCAAGGAATATGTGCCCGGAGATTCTTTCGACGCTTATGGGTTCAAGGCCACGGACGGCTTTGTTGTCTCCACGGATGACTCGCGTGAGTCGCCGGAAACCCAGAGTGACGATGAGTCTGACTTCTGATGAAACTAGTTTTGTGGGTCGAACCTGTTCCGGCTAGCCGTCCGCGTGTTTCACGCAAGGGGTTTGCTTACTACAGCAAGTCCTACAACAAGTTTCGTCAAGCCGCTACGACAGCCCTTGGTGCCGTAAAAAAGCCCAAGGGTTGTCCAGTAGCGGGGCCCATTGCGGTGGTCGTGCATTTCTACTGCAAGAGGCCAAAGAACCCGAGCAATCCGTATCCAATCGGAGATATCGATAATCACCTGAAGTCCATCCTTGATGCGCTCAATGAATGGGCGTGGCACGACGATGTGCAGATTGTGACTATCGAAGCCACCAAGCGATACAGCGACTCGCCCCGAATCGAAGTCGAATGGAAGGAATGTCAGATTGAACCAGAACGAGTCAGAGTTCGTCCAACATGAGCCGTGCCCTGCGTGTGGCTCAAAGGACAATCTAGCCCGGTATAGTGACGGCCACGGCTATTGCTTTGGCTGTCGGCACTACGAAGCAGCAACTGGAGAGGTCAAGACTTCTCCAATGAAAGGAAAGGAATCCATGATTGATATCGAATTTGCCCCGCTGAAGAAGCGAGGGATCAACGAAGAGACTTGCAAGTTCTGGTCCTATGGAACTGGTGAGTACTCTGGTCAGCCCGTACAGATCGCTCAGTACATCAAGGACGGCAATGTTATCGCGCAGAAACTGCGGTTCCCCTCCAAGGACTTCCTGATCCTTGGGGATACCAAGAGCCTGCCGCTGTACGGATCTCACCTGTGGCGTGACGGCGGCAAGATGGTCACGATCACGGAGGGCGAGGTGGATGCTCTCACGGTGTCGCAACTGTTCGGCAACAAGTGGCCCGTGGTGTCGGTTCCCAACGGAGCCCAAGGTGCCCTCAAGGCATTCCAGAACAACTTGGAATGGCTGGAGAAGTTTGAATCGGTTGTGATCCTGTTCGATGATGACGAGCCGGGTCGCAAGGCAGCGCGTGAGTGCGCCATGGTTCTGACCCCCGGCAAGGCCAAGATCGGAACCATCGTCGGCTTCAAGGATGCCAACGAGGCTCTGCAACAGGGCGAGGGCAAGCGGGTCATTGATGCCATCTGGGGAGCCAAGGCTTACCGTCCTGACGGTGTAGTCCTTGGGTCTGACCTGTGGGATACGGTCCTGCAAGAGGACATCAATGAATCTACGCCCTACCCATGGACTGGACTGAATGACAAGTTGTTGGGCATCCGCCGGGGGGAACTGGTTGTGGTCACCTCTGGTACGGGCATCGGCAAGTCATCGGTGTGCCGCGAGATGGTTGCCCACTTGGTCCGAGCAGGCAAGAAGGTGGGCCTGATGATGCTTGAGGAAAGCGTCAAGCGCACCGCCCGTAACCTGATGGGCATTCACCTGAACACACCTCCCTACTTCTGGGTGGACCGTGGAATCACGGAGGAACAGAAGAGGGAGGCTTTTGACGCTACGGTTGCCAAGGTGGTCTTGTTTGATCACTTCGGATCCGTTGACCCAGAGAACCTGTTGGCCCGGATGCGCTACATGACCAAGGCTCTGGGATGCGAGTATGTTTTCCTTGATCACCTGAGCATCGTGGTGTCTGGTCTTGGTGAGGGCGACGAGCGCAGGCTAATCGACAACGCCATGACCTCCCTGCGGTCGTTGGTCGAAGAGACTCAATGCTCCCTGTTTGTGGTCAGCCATCTGCGCCGTCCGGATGGGGACCGTGGGCACGAAGAAGGAGCGACCACCAGTCTGGCCCAGTTGCGTGGCTCCCACGCCATTGCTCAACTGGCGGATGCGGTGATCGGTCTTGAGCGTAACCAACAGGGTGAGAATCCGAATGAACTGGTTATGCGTGTTCTCAAGAACCGATTCACGGGTGACACGGGTATTGCAGGAGCCCTGAGATATTTCAAGGAATCAGGACGGCTGGCCGAATTTGAACTTCAAGACGAAGAAGGAGACATCTAATGAGTGACGATCCAGCAAGCATTGAAGCGTGGCAGGAAGAAGAAAAAGGTGACCTTGTGTCCCGTCTTCGTGTCATCAACCACCACACGAAGAAACTCGCAGAAAACGAAGGGCTGCATTATGTTCACCGTGAAGCCTTCACCCGATGCGAGGACCTAACTTGGGAAGCAGCCAATGAGATCGAACGGCTGCGTAAAAAACTTCTTGCAGAGGAGAACGCTTACGACATCCTGCGACTTGAGAACGAACGGATTCGCGCTGAACTTGTAACTGTTTCTAACAAGTTGACCGACGAGCGCGACGAGGCAAGGCGGCGAACGAACTCCATCCTCACCGAGATCGACTGCCGCATCGAACACGGTGCTGAAAGCAATGGGCATCTTGAGGTGCTTCGCGATATGTTCAAGGA